CAGTAAGACCTAGCAAAAATGTTATTCCACCTGGAGCTCGTAGTAGTAGACAATTTCAGCCAAATGCTGGATCAGATCCAAGAGCAGGAAACTTTAAGACTGCTGAAACTATCAACGGATCTAAAACCAACACTCAAAAGAAAGAGCCGTACAGCAGTGCTCTAGTAAATAATGAGACAACAACACGCATTGCAAAGTTGCCAGATTCAACTGTAAATTACACAGATGGTGCAGATGTTACGCCGGGAGAAGCAGAATGGACACCACCAGGAGGTTTTCCAAAAACACCTCCAGTACAACCTAAACCTGGAAGTAATACTGTAAGTGACGATGCTGGAACAAAGACTAGCCCGATGCAAGAAAGTTTATTTGCAAAGAGACGCAGAGAAGCAAGAGCAAGGTCAGAGGCAGCACAAGCTAGAGGTGCAAAGTCAACAGGATTTCAAGGTGGCGGTACAAACGCAAGTTCTGCTTTTAAATAAGGAAAATTAATGTCAGAAAATTATCAAAGAAGTAAAGGCACACCTAAAGCCTATAAAACTACAAAAGGCGGGACACCAGCTGAATCAGGACCGTTTATTGGTGAAGTAACTAATAACATTGATCCTACTAGATCTGGCAGGTTACAAGTTTATATTGAGTATATTTCTGGAGACGATAAAAACAACACAGATCTATGGCGTACAGTAAGTTATATTTCTCCTTATTACGGCTACACACAACAGAGTGCCCAACAAACAACTGGTCCAGGGAGTTTTACTGGTAACAACCATGCGTATGGATTCTTTGGCACACCACCTGATCTTGGAACCAAAGTAATTTGTTTCTTTGCAAATGGAGATCCAAACGAAGGATACTACTTAGGTATGCCAATATCTCCTGGTCTAAATCATATGGTTCCAGCAATTGGTAGTAGTAAAAAGTACATTGACGATAGTGGTTCACCTCTATTTGCAAACAAAGCAAAATTACCAGTGGTTGAAATAAACAATGCCAATGATGCAATAGCAGAAAATCCAAGATTCTTTGATGAAATAAAGCCAGTACACAGTGTACTAGCAGGACAGATGTTGTCACAAGGTGTTATAGCAGATCCTCTTATTGGACCAATAAGTTCAAACAGTCAAAGAGAATCTCCTAGTACAGTATTTGGAATAAGCACTGCCGGAAGACCTGTATATCAAGGTGGACTAACTGATGCACAGATCGCTGCCAAGGTAGCAAGCAGTACGCTACAGGCAAATGAAACAACAGTAATTGCACGTAAAGGTGGCCACAGTATCGTAATGGATGATGGTGATCTAGCAGGTGAAGATAATCTAACAAGAATAAGAACAAGTACCGGTCATCAAATAATGATGAACGATACTGTGGGCAAACAAACTATACATATAATGCATGCAAATGGGCAGACTTGGGTTGAACTAGGTAACGAAGGAACAATCGATCTATATGCTTCAAACAGTTTGAATATTAGAAGTGCTGGTGAACTTAACATGCATGCTGATCGTAATATCAATATAGCAAGCGAACTTGGCAGTGTAAATATTTTTGCGAAACGTGCTATGAGTTTGGAAACTGGTAGTCTAAGTCTCACTGGAACAAATAGTATCTTGGCGTATAGCAAAAGCTCAGTGGGAATAAAAAGCGATGGTGCACTGAATTTAAACAGTAGAACCGGAGGATGGGGCGCCGGTACCGGCTTATCCTTAGAAGCAGGTTGTATAAAGTTAAACAGTGGTTCAGCACCACCAGTTAGTAAAACAGTTGATATTCCAAAACTACGTCTAGCAGATACAAAATTTGAACCTCAACAAGGTTGGATAACGGATCCGGGTGCAATTGAAACTATTGTGACTCGAGCACCAACGCACGAACCTTATGCGAACAGAGGAACTGGCGTAAACACCAGTACCAGTTTAGAATCGCCTGCTGAACAAGTACCACTTGATCCTAAAACACAAGAAGCAGTTACCAAAGCAGAATCAACAGAAATTAATACTGTAACCGAATCAGACTACGAAACACAAGCCCAGGCAACTACAAACGTTGGCAAGATACCACCTGAAAAAGTTACAAGTATGGTAGCTCAATCAAGCAAACTTGTGCCACAAGCATTTAATGAAATATCAAATGATTTTGGTGTTGGAAAGTTTGGATTTAGTGCAACAGAATTAGAAAAAGGCGGTTTGCTTAAACCTGGCACTGCTGAATTCTTTCTCAAAGATGCCACTGCTGATCTAAACACTGTCTTAAGCAGTGCAAGTGTGTGGACTGGTTCTCAAGGAATCAATGGAGTAAGTGATTTCCTAAACAACGAAGCACTGCAAGATATTACTAAAACTGATTTATTCAACAAGGGCTTAGGTGAACTGCAAAATGCAGGAATAGTAACTGGACTTGAAGACGAAGCATCGCTTGGTGGACTTATTAGCGGAGCAAGTAAATTTGGTGTAGATGCAGTGAAAAAATGGCAGGACGGAGCCTCAACACTTGGCGAAACATTTGCTGGAGCAAACAGTTCTCCTATAACCAGTAACCAAATGAGTGAATTGGTTAGAGGCGGACAGTATTCTATACAACTAGCACAACAAAAGCTCAGCAACGAGATACAAGGATTTTCTACTGGTAGTGGAGGAGTGGTTGGCACAACTGTTCGTACATCAATTGATACTGCATTAGAGACCGTTGTTGCAAGCAAAAAAGTCAATGGTGTAATAAGCACCTAATTTAGGACACTAAATACAGTATGGCAACGTTCACCGGATATAGTACAATTAATCAGTACAAAAACTATACAGTCACAGACTTTGACTTGATCAAGCGTGATCTATTGAATGCATTGACTATACGTCAAGGTGAAATGCCAGGGCGTCCTAATGTGGGTACAACAATGTTCACACTTATTTTTGAACCACAAGGGGAACCAACAAACAAAGCAATCATTAAAGAAATACAACGTGTGGTTGCACAAGACCCAAGAATACAAGTGGCAGATGTAAATGTTTATCCACAAGAAAACGGAATCCTAATTGAACTTGAAGTTGACACAGTAAGTGGGCAACAAGGCGAACTTCTAAACATATTCTTTAATAATGAAACAATGCGAGCCGCTTACTCAGACGTGTAGTATAAACTACCCAGTTTATTTTGTTCATAAATACAAGGTAAGGATAGATACACATGGCTAAAACTACAAGACAAACCAGCATATTTGGTGTTGAAGATTGGAAAAGAATCTACCAAACATATCGTGAAGCAGACTTTCAGAGTTATGACTTTGAAACACTTCGCAAGAGCTTTATAGACTACATTCGTTTATACTATCCTGAAAGTTTTAACGACTATATTGAATCAAGTGAGTTTATTGCTCTGCTAGATGTTATGGCGTTTATGGGACAAGCAGGTAGTTTCCGTAACGATTTAAACACTAGAGAAAACTTCATTGATACTGCTGAAAGACGAGACAGTGTAGTACGTCTTGCTGAACTAGTAAGTTATACTCCAAAACGAAATACGGCGGCACAAGGTTTTATCAAAGTACAAAGTATAAGCACTACAGAAGGTGTAATTGACTTTACTGGTGTAAACCTTTCAAATATCACAGTTAACTGGAACGATACAACAAATGCAAATTGGCTAGAACAGTTTACAGTGATTGTTAATGCGGCATTAAACGGAAGCCAAAGATTTGGGCGTCCGGGTAATAGCCAAACATTACTCGGTGTGCAAACAGATGAATACACATTAAATTTAATACAGGGATTTTTACCAGTTATACCATTTAGTCAAATTGTAAATGGAACTAACATGACATTTGAAGCAGTGAGTGCAACGAGTTTAGATGAAACATATTTGTATGAACCAGCACCAGCACCAAACGGCGCTCTGAATATACTATATAGGAACGATAAACAAGGTTATGCTAGTGCAAACACTGGTTACTTTTTTTACTTCAAACAAGGTAGTTTACAAGATCAACAGTTTAATCTTGGTGAAAGAATAAGCAACAGAGTTGTTAATGTCAACATTGAAGGAATCAACAACGAAGATACATGGCTATACCAACTGAATGCACAGAACATAATTCAAAGCGAGTGGAAAAAGGTTGAAAATATCTATGCAGGTTCCACCGAAGAGCTAACTCCAGAACAACGCAGGTATTTTACTATTACTTCAAGAACAAATGATCAAATTAATTTGAACTTTGGTGACGGAGTGTTTAGCAGTATTCCAGTTGGCACTTTCAGAACTTATGTGCGTTCATCTAATGGTTTGAACTATATCATCAACCCAGACGAAATGCAAAATGTTACTCTTAGTATTGGTTATGTTTCAAAAACTGGAAGAAACGAAACACTCACTCTTACCTGTGCATTGACACAACCTGTTAGCAATGCTGCCAGTAGAGAAAATATTAACGATATCAAGCAAAGAGCACCAGCAAGATATTACACGCAAAACAGAATGGTTAATGGCGAAGACTACAACAATTTTCCATATACACTATATTCAACTATAATCAAGTCTAAGGCAGTTAATCGCAGCTCAATTGGTACTAGTAGATACTTGGATTTAGTTGACATCACTGGAAAATATTCAAGTACCAACGTGTTTGCATCTGATGGAATGGTATACGAAAATACAGAAGTACCTAGTTTTACATTTACATTTATTGATCAAAATGACATCACAGATGTTATTATAAACCAAGTAGAGCCTGTGCTTTCCAGTAGAGGAATGCAGGAGTTTTACTATGAAAACTTCCTTCGTCCAAGTCTAACAACACTGAATTTAGAATGGTCGCAAAGTACAACATCAAACAACGAAACTACAGGGTTTTTTAAATTTGTTGCAAGTGGTGCACCAGCACCGGTTGGTCCGCAAGCGTCTGATAACAAAAAATATATTGCACAAGGTGGGTTAATTAAGTTTGTTCCACCAGCTGGTTATGTCTTTAATAATCTTAATAGACTCAAGGTAGGATCTGCAACACTTCCTGGTGATAAAACTGAACTATGGGCAACTGTTACTGCACTAGAACTTGATGGCACAAACTTTGGCGTTGGAAACAATGCTGATGGAACAGGACCAGTGACATTAAACAATTTTATCCCATCACTTGCAGTGCCAACACAAGTAATTGTAAACTTTGTTACAGATTTACCAACTGCCATTGAAACTGTCATGAGAGACAATATTGAACTTTACAGAAACTTTGGACTTGGATATGATAACCTAAACCAAGTTTGGTATGTGATTACTTCAACCAACTTAGATAGCAGTGTTACTTTTAGTTTAGGAAATGCACAGAACACAAGCGGAACAGGCTTGGATAACTCGTGGTTAGTTGACTTTCAAACAGATGGTGTAACCTATACTGTCAGTTCAAGAAGTTTAGACAGGTATTGGGCAAGTGTACTAGAGACTCGTTTCTTTTATGATGGAACACAGAAAGTTTATGATCCAAAAACTGGAAAAGTAATAAACGATTTTATCAATGTTTTAAAAACAAACAATGCCCCAGATACAAGCACACCTTTAAACAGTGATGAGATACTAGATATTATTGGGCAACCGGTTGAATCTGATGGTTTCATTGACGATTTTAGAGTAAGGATTTCATACAAAGATTCAGACAACGACGGGGTTCCGGATAATCCAGATTATTTTGAAACATTGGTTGCACCGGACACAAATCCAAATAGCAAAAGAATCTATCTACAACAAACAATTGATTTTGATAACCTAGAAAGATATATTCCTCTAGCAAGCGGCATAGTAAACGGCACACTTGCAACCAAAGATGCTATTGAATTAGTTAAAAGTGAATATAATGATGCACAGGTGTTTTATGCATACACAGATAAAAAGTTTTACAAACTAACAGTTGCATATGATGGTGTAAGAACTATTTCTGAAGTAAGTGGTTATCAGACATTTGTTGGTAGACAAGACTTGAACTTTCAGTATAGGCACAATGCTCCATTAAGCAGACGTATTGATCCAGGTACAACCAACATAATTGATATATTTTTGCTTACCCAAGCATATTATAATTCATATCAAAATTACATTAGAGATACAACTGGAACAGTGAAAGAACCAGCTCAACCAACAATTGAAGAACTTACTACTGCGTATAGCACACTTGATCAATACAAGATGATCAGTGATAATATTATACTAAACAGTTTGACGTTTAAACCTTTATTTGGTACAAAAGCAGCGACTGAACTTAGAGCAACAATTAAATGTGTAAAGAATGCAACTAGTACAGTTAGCACTAGTGAA